ATCTCTATTGTCCGTATACGCCGCGCCTTGGGAGATTTGCAGTAGCTTGTTGAGCAGTGCCGCTGCATTGGGTGCGGTAATTTCTTCGCCTGCGGCAACCATCATCATTTGCTTGCGGATGGCGTCGTAGTACTTCTGCTGTTGCGCGGTGAGCGGCACCTCCCTGGTGGTGAACAGCATGTCAGGCAGGTCCAGGCATTCTTCTTTGGTAAAGCGTATAGCGGGTTGCAATACCTTGTGCACTGTGTCTCTGGCATCGTGTTTGGGTGCCCACTTGTACTGCGTGATCTTGTTCATCACCTTGTCGCGGAATGACCCAAAGAACAGCGGCACTGAACTGGGGTTGACCAGCTTGGCCAGACCATACGCATCCACTGGTGACTGCGCCGCAGGGGTACCCGTCATAAGCCACAGCCGCGTGTTGGCCTTGACAAGGCTTGCAAGCATCTTCCAACGGTCAGTCTGCACACTCTTGATGGCGTTGGCCTCGTCCACAATAATCAGGTCAAAGCCGCCGTTCCTAAGTTCTTCTGCGACAACCTTCACGCCGTCAAAGTTGATGATTACAAATTCGTAATCTCCGTTCACGATTGCTTGTCGTTGCTTCTTGGTGCCTTGGGCAATCGCCACTGTGCGGTGCATCACCGTGCGGAATAAGTCAGCCCGCCATGCAGTCTCCATGATCGACACCGGGCACACCACCAGCACTCGATTGACCCGGCCCTGGCTTATCAGATAGTCTGCCGCCCACGCCGCCGCACTGGTCTTGCCTGTGCCTGCCTCGTTGAACACAAAGCACCTCGGGTGCAGGGTAAGGAAGTCAGCGGTCGTTCGTTGGTGCTCGAACGGCACATACACCCCAGGCCACTTGTACCGCCCGAGGATGGGGCTTGGTGCGTCCTTGATGCCTAGGTTGCGTAGCAGTTGCACCTCGTCAAAGTCCCAGTTGACGAGTACCTGGGATTCCCCATCTTGCTCGGACATGACCTTGCTTTTGGGGATGAGTGCCGTTATCTGTTCGGCATTGCGCGTATTAAACAGGAGCGCCCTGTCTTGGATGATTTGCATAACGTTGATTTGTGTGACAAAAAGAGCCGGGTAGAGTGAACTACCCGGCAAAACTAGAGGAGAACGATAGCCCAACGATTGCTCGTCAGGCCCCGAAATGGTAGCTTACTTCTTCCTTTCACGTTTAGAAGTTTCGGACTTCAAACCATTGGTCTTGGTCCTGGCAAAACTACGATTTGCCGTGCTCGGTGTAGCCTTTAGGTTACTTAATGAAACCGGGTCGCCGCCTTTGGACAGAGCGCGTTTGTGGTCTACGTCCACGTTGCCCGGCAGGTCGCCCTTGGCTTTCTCAAAGACCCGGCGGGCCTTGTTTCGATTGCTTCGATTCTTGATCTGTTCGGGGGTACCCTGGTACTTTTTGTACTCCGCCGCGTAGTCTCTAGCCATATGGCCTCCTAGTTATAAGCACAAGTCTTTACAGGGCAGAACTTGCATAAGCCGCTGGTGCTGGGATTCCACACCCCATTCTCCAGTGCCTGCTCAATACGTCCGGCCCGGCCTGCCCACTTCGACCAGATTTCGGACAGCGCATCGCGCTTGAACTCAGACTTGATTACATCGTTTGCCACGACAAAAAGCAAGGCCCCCTTGACGGTGTTGACCTCGGGATGGTGCGCCATAATCATTGCGGACATGAGTTCAAGCTGGCCTGAGTCGGCATACCTGCTTGACTTCCCGGTCTTGTAGTCGGCCACTCGCGCAACGCCTCGCTCTCGGTTGATGGCAAGGTAGTCGGGGATGCCCCGGAACCATACATCTTTGTCAAAAAAGCCACACGGGCTAAAGTCAACTCGGATACCCAGTTTTTCTTCGCATCGAATGTCCCCTTCGAGGTTAGCAAGGGGCTCGATGAAGTGCTTGAACTGTTCAAACTGTGGGGGTAGTGGGGTCTTGTCTTTGATGTAATCTTCAAATGCTTTGTGCACCGCTGTGCCATATAACGTGGCATCGGTGTTCTCCTGTTTAAATTTTTTGAGTATGCGGACTTCATGGTATTTTCGTGCGCAGTTTTCAAAGTCTTTGATTGCTGAATAGGAATGTGCAAGCGCCATAAGTTTCTTTGTTTGTTTGGATGGCAGATTTTAGCAGTCCTCCACTATGTATGCTGTGCGTTTACGGAGCGTTCCGGTGCCGCGTACAAATGCCCCCCACCAATAGAGTCCGCTTTTGCGCTGCTTAAAATGCCCGCGTACATAGTGGGCTGCAACATCGGCTCGTTGGCTTACATGCCCTCCAGCCGTAACCACTTCAACCTCTTGTAGATGCAGCAAAGTGTAGGCGCTTGCGGTGTACGCCTTTTTCTTTTTACCGCCCAGCTTCAACCCCTTAGGGGGGACTGACGCTGCAATCCGGGTCTGCCCCACGCCACTTCGGCAGTTAAGCAGCATGTACGAGGCAAACAGCAGTGCTGGAATTTCTGTAGCGGCTTCCAGAATGTGCTGCTGTACTTGCGGATCATTTGCTGTAAGCTCAGCAAACTTTTCGGGCGTTAACTTTGCAATTTGTGCAGCTTTAATAAGCGACGCACAGGGCATAAAGTTTGCCGGTGTTGGGTTTTGGCCATTGGCCCCGGCAAATTGAATCTGTGCTCCTCGTTCGTGGCTCAGCCCAAACATAAACATAAACAGGCTATGTTGTACGCTACCGTCTATGTATTCCCAATAGGGAAGGCAAGTCAACACGTTGTTATTTATCTTGCGGATGTATGCCCCTACCCGAGTCACCGGGATAATCCCATCCACAATACCGTTTTTGCGTAGCTCCTGTATTGCAGGTGTCAGCGGGTACTCAATTGCCGTGTGCTCGTAGGGCATGTGTAGCTCATCAAGCGGAGTTGGCTTAAACGTAGGTGATCTAATCAGTGTCTCCGCCGCTAACGCAACTTCAGAAGACAGCACAAAGGTCTGCACTTTATCTCTTGGAATGTTGTCGGAAAAGTTCATTGGTATTCCAAACTCCGTAAACACCGCTTTATCAAAGAATTTATCCAACAGGGGTTTATTAACAGTCACCATAACTAGCTCCAATTCCTGACTCGCACGCCAACGGTAAACCCTGCGCCCAGGTTGGACGCCAGGACATGCACTCCTCGACAAACCTCCGGGCTTCCTTGGCCTCGTCAACAGGTGCAATACAGGCGATCGCGTCATGCACCGTCAACACCACCTTGTACCGACTGCTGATCTTCAGCATCTGTTCACCCACAATGCACCGGGCCACAGCTTGGCAAAAGTTCTCCACGATCAGCCCGCCATACACCTTGGTCGTCAGCCCTTTGGATTGGTACGTCCACTGCGGCCTGCTCTCAACCCAGGTCCGCTCCAGCCCAGGGTACTGGATGTACAACCCGCTGGGTAGGGTAATCCCTTGCGGCGTGGCATGGACAAGGCCCGGCACATCAATCTGAACCTTGGCTCCGCTGGCAATCGCCACCAGAGCGTCGTCGGCCCGCCGCCACAACTCGGGTATGCAGTAGTACGTGCTTCGGTACGTGTTGATGATGCGCTGGGCCTCGTCCACAGACACATCTACCCCTGCTACAGTCTTGAGAAACATCTTTAGCTTAGCGTGGCCTACCCCATACCCGGCACCCAGGATGACGGTCTTGCCCACCTGCCGCTGGCTTTTTGCCCCGGTGGTAACTTGATCTACGGGGATGCCATAAATCTTCGCCGACATGATGGAGTACACGTCCTCCTTGTTGTCAAACGCCGTCACCAAGTCCTCCTGCCCAGCCAGCCAAGCCAGCGTCCGCGCTTCGATCTGCGAGGAGTCGCAGTCAATCACAACGTACCCCTTGGGTGCCAGGATGGCGCGTTTGATCTCGTTGGCGTCCACGCCACGGCTTGGCAGGTTCTGGAGGTTGATCTTGTCTTGGCCAGACCAGCGCCCTGAGTGCGCCCCGTAGTACCGCAGGGGTACCGGAAACGCCCCGCGACTTGCCATGGATATGAACCGCTCGGTGCGGGTCTCCTCCAGGGTGGTCTTGTTGCCCACACGCGCCGCCACCAGTGCCTGCACCCGCATGTCCGGGTGCTCCTCCAGTTCTTTCATGGCCTCGTCCGTCTTGGCAAACGCATAGGCCATCCGGCCCGTGGTCGGGCTTATTTTGAGCGGGGGCTCCACGTCAAGCAAGCGCAAGGCTTCGGCAAACTTCTCGTTGGACATGAGCAGCTTCTTGATACCTGCGGTGCCCTCGGAGAAAATCATATGCACAAAGTCAGGCTGCATGTCGGCCAGCATCTGGTCGCGTACCTTGTCCAGCAGGTCTTGCTTGCGCTCCTTCACATCCTCCAAATGCTTGACCAGCCGCGCTTTGTCCAACTCCAGCACGGGCTCAATGAACATGCGCAGGGTCAAGTCAATCAGCTTGATCTCCAGCTTGGGGAAACTCGGCGCGTAAATGTTGAACAACTGGTATGCAAGGTTGGTGTCATGGGCGCAGTACACCCCGTAACTCACCAACTCCTCAGGGGAGAAGTCCGCGTACCGCTTGCCCTTGGCGCGGTGCACCTCGTCCCCCTTGGCCTCAAGACCAGCGCGTTCGGCTTGCGCCGCCAGGGAGTGTGACTTCTCGTGTGGATGCAATGCCCGCGACATGCTCAGGGTGTCCAGCCACATCTTCGGCTTCACCCCATACCGCCAGTTAAGGATGGCTCCATCAAACGCCGTGTTCTGAGCCAGCACTGCCGCGTTGCTCCAGTCAACATTGGCCAACGCCTCGGCCACCCGGGGTTGTGGGTACCACCGGGGCGGCGCATCGCCGTGCTTGATGCTCAAACCGATCGTTTCAAACTGGGGTGAGCGTATGTACTCCTCAGTGGTCAGCTTGGACAGGCTGAACTCCTGGTCGTAGTAGGACTCAAAGTCCAACGTAATGAGGTTCATTGATTGGGGGATTTCTTTAGTTGTTTGCGTTCGCGGTCGCGCTCTCTGCGCTGAATGATCTTGCGCTCGGCATCACTCACCTTCCGCTTCTCTTGCAAAAAGGTGGTAATTGGATTGGGCGTGTTTGATGTCATCGAGGGATTCCTCCAGGTAGGCCAGATTATCTTCGTTGATGACCAGTGCCAGCCCACCGGTCTTGGCAATGTCGCGCAGGTTTTTAATCTGTAGGGCAGTGGGCACCCCGCGCCCGGCCTTGCACTCAATCGCAACGAAGAACCCATTGAAGCATGCCAGTATGTCTGGGGTTCCGTTGTTGGCATACTGACCGCCGATGTAGTTCACCGCGTAGGCCCCGCGCTCTTTGAGCAGGGCATGCACTTTCTTTTTGACTTTGGACTCAGGTGTTGCGGCCATTTTGTATCTCCTTTAGTTTCATCATGTAGTGCCGCGCTTTCCCCAAGTCATCGCTACCATCTTTGCGCCCAGCACGCAGGCTGTACTTGATGATGTTGCCCTTGAGGTATCCCACAAACTCGGCGTGTGTCAGCACCATCTCCATCAACTCCCACGGCTGAATGGCCATGTTCTTGTAGTGGTCGCCGCTGACTTGCATGTCGTCTGCTCTTGTGCCGTTAACTTGTCTGTCCATTTTGTTCTCTCCTCTTCCTAAAAAAGTATTTGATTACCTGGAGGCTAACACCGAACCGCTCAGCAATCTTTTGCATTGACTCGCCTTGCTCACGCAGTACAAGTACCCGGCGTTCATCAATCAGTGTGGGCTTGCGCCCGCTCCCGGGTCGTGCTCCACCTTTCATGCAACTTCCTTTGCTTTGCGGGCGTCAACGCAGGGCTTGCACACATACTTTTTAAACCCTGGCTTTA